TAAAATCTTCTCAACGTAAATTTTATCGGGTTCTTTAATGAATGGGTTGTCCTCAACAAGTTTTTGAGAAAAATATGAATCAATATCAACCCACTTTTTAGCAACCTTTGGGACAACTGAATTGTAATCAATTACATAATCACATTGAGCTCTTGTCGGAACATATTTCTTGTTTGACTCAATTTGTTTTTTTAATTTAAGGATATAGTTATTTGACCCCTGATAATTCTCAAGAATAGAAATTGCTCTCTGTTCAACACTTAAATGTCCTGTGGATGTGGTCAAAATATTTTAATTAACTCTACAACTATAATAATAATCAAAAAAGAAATATTTATCAATATGTCAAATAGAATAGTTCCAATAACAAGATTAGGTAAATTTTTCGGAGCGGAAGATTATAGTTTAGATATTAGTATGGGAAGGGAGTGGTTAGAAGGAGATATGAACTTCACTCTTGTCCTATATCGTGTAGATAAACAAAAGACAAATGTTGACAATGTTTATGGTGAAGCATTAGAAGACGGAATTAAATTTTTACCTCCTGTTGAGTTTAAAGCTTATTTACAAATTGTTGCACCTGAAAATAAATTTGTTGGAACAAGTAAGATAAATCAAATGGAACCTGGTAATGCTCGAATTTCGGTTTACCAAAAACATTTAGATGAATTAGAAATTGACATCGAACTTGGGGATTATATTGGTTATTACGAAACTGAAACTCAAGTGAGATATTATGTAGTTAATAATGATGGACGTGTTGTTTCAGATAACAAACACACATACGGAGGATATAAACCATTTTACAGAACCATAAATGCGTCACCTGTAATGGAAAATGAATTTAGAGGAATATAATGTTACCAAAAAAAGTAATTAAAAAAATACCATTAACATCTGAAAAAGTTGGTTATCCTAGACGAGAACAACTTCTTGCGGATATAAACAAAGATGGTACTTATTTACCTAAATCATTATTACATGAAGATTTAGATGGTGGGTTTTTAGAATTTGTTAAAAATGATTTAAGAACTTCAGTTTCAGGTAAAGATATTAGAGTTGTTGATATTTTGATGACAACTCAAAACTGGTCTCAATTTACTCAAACTTGGGATTTTAACAATATTGATAAAAATATTCAACCTCCATTCATTACAACAATAAGAACACCTGAAGTAAAATTTGGGACAATACCTTCATTAAAGTATAACATACCAAATAGAAAACAATATTATTATGCGGCTGTACCAACTTGGGATGGTCAAAGAAAAGGAATGGATATCTATACTATTCCACAACCTGTTCCTGTTGATATAAAATATTCGGTTAAAATTATCTGTAATAGAATGAGAGAATTAAATAAATTCAATCAAGTTATTATTGAAAAGTTTTCATCAAGACAAGCTTATGCTCAAATTAAAGGTCACTATATTCCAATCCAACTTGACGAAGTATCAGATGAATCAGTTATGGATTTAGAAAAAAGAAGATATTACATCCAAACATATTCTTTTACTTTACAAGGATTTTTAATTGACGAAAATGAATTTGAGGTTAAACCAGCTGTTAGTCGTTCATTATTACTTATGGAAGTTAGCCCAACTAAAACAAAAAGACGAGTTAAAAAAAATCCACCAAACCCTGATATAGTACCTTTAAACATTTCTTTTCCAATTGGGGTAACTTCATATACTCAAACATTTGAATATACTACAAATATTAAACTTATTGATGATGATAATATCTCATCATATTCAATGTATATTAATGGACTTTTTTATGGAACCGATATTCCACAACTTTTAACAGGTGAGATTCAAATTAATACTAATGATGTTTTAAACATTCAGATAGTTAAAACTAATAATTCACAATCGGCTAATTTCCAACTTGAATCAACTCTGATTTAGTTTTCACCATAAATGTCTTTTTTTTCAGAACAATTTAATTCGATAAGTTTTTCAATAAACTTATGAATTTTTAATCCGTGTTTTAAACAATGTTTTTTTAACAACAAATGTGATTCTTCAGATATCTTAAGGTTCTTTATTTTCAAGGTAGAAAAAAGTAAGATTTTATTCTTACTAATCAATAAATAGTTGTTTAGACCAATAGTTTTTCAAGTTTTATAGAATATTTATCAATAAATAAATTTTAAACAATTAAATTAAAAAATGGCTACAGCAAACAAAGTATTCGTTTCTCCAGGTGTATACACTTCAGAGAGAGATTTATCTTTTGTTTCACAAAGTGTTGGTGTAACTACTTTAGGTATTGTCGGTGAAACCCTTAAGGGACCCGCTTTTGAACCTATATTCATCACTAATTATGATGAATTCCAAACTTATTTTGGAGGTACGTTACCTGAAAAATTTGTGAATACACAAATCCCAAAATATGAAGCAGCATATATTGCTAAATCATATTTACAACAATCTAACCAATTGTACGTAACAAGAATTTTAGGTCTTTCAGGTTATGATGCAGGACCATCTTGGTCAATAACAACAATTGCAAATGTTAATTGTAGTACTGTCGGAATTACGGGTGGAACACCGTTCTCTTTTAACTTCACAGGTAGTACAGCATCTACAACTAACAGTACATCAGCAACTTCGGTTTATTATTTTGGTCCAGTTTCGGGAACTCAAGCAACTGCAAATGTTGTCGCGGGTTTAACAACCGCAACAAATGTATTTGGTGTTAATAGTGTAACCTCAACAACAATCGATTATTGTTCAGGAACAAATGACGCTTGGTTCTACGCTAACTTTGTACCACCTTCTAATGGTAACGCATATTATGGTAACTCATATTATACAAATGTTTCTTCATTATCAGGAACAGCTTACGGAGTTGCGGGTTCATTCACAGGAACTGTGTCAGGTTTTTATTATGGATTTTCGGGTACAAGTTACTCAGGATATAATAATCTTGTAGTTGCAACATTACGTTCAAGAGGTATTACTCAATACTCTACTACATTACATGGTCCTCAATACCAAGTTACTGGTACATCAGATGTGACAATGATTGGTACTGGAAGTTATTCAGGGATAAGTCAAAATCCTTATGCAACTTTCTTAATCTCAGGTAGAACTTATGAAAATGATACGTTTAGTTTTGAAACATCATTTACAACATCACAATCTAATTACATTAGTAGTGTATTTGGTGTTGAAAACTTTGCTAAAGACAGAACTGAGGTTCCTCTATTTGTCGAAGAAAGATATTCAACGATGTTAAACTATGGATATAGTCAAGGTTATATTCGTGGGTTAAATGCTAATAACTTTATTAAATTAGGTGATGCAAGAAATCCTTTAAATACTGACACTATTGGTTTCTATTTGGAGAGATATCAAACACCATCGTCTCCATGGGTTGTTTCTGAACTTAGAGGTAATTTAGTATATAAATTATTCCGTGTTTATACAATTCCTGATGGAAATGCTGCAAACAGAGAAGTTAAAGTATCTATTGCAAACATTTCGTTTAATAATGGAACATTTGACTTAATAGTTAGAGATTTCTATGATACAGATGCTAACCCTACTGTTATTGAAAAATTCACTAATTGTACTTTAGACGCAACTAATAATAGTTATGTAGCTAAAAAAGTTGGTTCTATTGATGGTGAATATGCAATTCTTTCTAAATATATTATGTTAGAAATGAGTGAAGAAGCTCCATTAGACGCGCTACCTTGTGGATTTGAAGGTTTTATTACAAGAAGTTATACTAATGGTACATCACCATTCCCAATTTATAAGACACATTATTATATTCCTGGTGAGCAAATATCAAACCCTCCGTTTGGTAGTGATACAGGAGCAGATAACGCACTTGTAAGTCCGGGTGATAATGTAAGAAGAACTTATTTAGGTATCTCAAGTTCAATTGGAATTGACGCTGATTTTTATGACTACAAAGGAAAACAACCTGGTACATTATGTGCGGAAGGTAACTATTCTAATTGGCCAAATACAACAAAAGGTTTCCACATGGATAGTGGAGCTACAGTTGTAACATTAAGTGGTGTTACTCAGTTTGAAGTTGGTGATGGTTCATTTAGTTCTGAACCTACAGAAAATACAAATCCATATTACTTCTTATACTCAAGAAAATTCAGTTTCTTAGTACAAGGTGGTTTTGACGGATGGGATATCTACGATGAAAGAAGAACAAATGATGACTCTTATGCTCTTGGTCAAACCAAGTTTAAAGCAGGTTATTGTCCACAAGCTCCGTATCCAACATCAACAGGATGGGGTTCATTCAAGATTATCACAATCGAAGATGGAACTATTGATTATGGTAATACTGACTATTACGCATACTTGTTAGGTATTAGAACATTTGCTAACCCTGAAGTAACAAACATCAACGTCCTTGTAACACCTGGTATTGATTATGTTAATAATAGTGGATTAGTTGAAGCATCTATAGATATGATTACAAACGAAAGAGCTGACTCAATCTATGTTTGTACAACTCCTGACTTTAATCTATTACAAAACTCAACTTCGATGGATAATTTAATTTACCCACAAGAAGCGGTTGATAGTTTAGAACAAACAGGAATTGACTCTAACTATACAGCGACTTACTACCCATGGGTTCTTACTCGTGATACAGTAAATAACACACAAATTTATCTTCCAGCAACGGCTGAAGTTACTCGTAACTTAGCATTAACTGATAATATCGCTTTTCCATGGTTCGCAACTGCGGGTTACACAAGAGGTATTGTAAATGCGGTTAGAGCAAGAAAGAGATTAACTCAAGAGGATAGAGACACTCTTTACAAAGGAAGAATTAACCCAATCGCAACTTTCAACGACGTTGGAACTGTTATTTGGGGTAATAAAACTCTTCAAATTGCTGAATCAGCGTTAGATAGAATTAACGTTAGAAGATTGTTGTTACAAGCTCGTAAATTAATTTCAGCGGTGGCTATCAGATTGTTATTCGAACAAAATGATAACACAGTAAGACAACAATTCCTTGACTCTGTTAATCCAATCTTAGATGCTATCAGAAGAGATAGAGGATTATACGACTTCCGTGTAACAGTTCAAAATACACCTGAAGACTTAGATGCTAACCAATTAGTAGGTAAGATTTACATCAAACCAACTAAAGCATTAGAGTTCATAGATATTGAGTTCTTAATTACACCAACAGGAGCGTCTTTCGAAGACATCTAATTAACTAAAATTTAAAAAGACCCTCACAGAAATGTGGGGGTTTTTTATTTGTATAATATTTATAGGTATGAAAATGTACTTAGTTGAAAAATTTGAAGAAGAAGTTACACCTGATTTAAAGTATTATGCTTTTGATTGGGATGATAATATTCTTACAATGCCGACTCAGATTATCTTACAAGATGAAAATGGTGATGAAGTTGGTATGTCCACAGAAGATTTTGCGGAATATCGTGTAAAGGTTGGAGTTGAACCTTTTGAATATAAGAAAAAGACTATTGTAGGGTTCGCTGACGACCCATTTAGGAACTTTGGTTCTAAAGGTGATAAAAGATTCATTATAGATGCTATGATGGCTAAAACAGGACCTGCTTGGGATGATTTTATGGAAGCAATTAACGGAGGTTCAATTTTTTCAATAGTTACTGCAAGAGGACATTCACCATTGGCTTTACGTAGAGCAATTGAAAATATGATTGAAACTAACTTTAGAGGTATTTCCAAAAAAGAATTAGTTAAAAATCTAAGAAAGTTTAGAAAGTTTTCAGGAGAAGAAGATATGAAGGATAAAGAACTTATAGATGCTTATATGGATATGAATAAGTATTATCCTGTAACTTTTGGTGAGGGTTCGGCACAAAGTCCTGAAGTTGGGAAAGTTAAGGCTTTAAAAGAATTTCAAGAATATGTTAAATATTTGGCCAATAGACTTAAAAAACCAGTAATGTTTAAAGATGATATAAGTAATAATTTTATTCCTAAAATAGGATTTTCAGATGATGATTTAAGAAATCTAGAAAAAGTTAAAGATGAATTATCAAAAGACCCAGAAAATATTATTCAAACAATATCAACACATGGTGGTAAAAAGCAAAACTATTAATATTTATAAACTGGACTTATAGCAAGTTTGAATAAAAAAAAACCTAAAGTAAATAGAAAAATTTTCGATAGGGACTATTTATAATAAAATAAAAGAAAAATTTAAAACAAAATAATATGGCTGATTTATTAATGAAAATGCCGATACCCTACGAACCAAAAAGGAAGAATAGGTTTATCATGTCTTTTAACGACTTGGGTATTAACGAATGGTATGTAGAATCAACAAGTAGACCTTCTTTAACGATTAACTCTACTGCGATTGATTTCTTAAATACTAAAACTTATGTTGCGGGTAAGTATGAGTGGGGAGAAATCTCTGTAACTTTCCGTGACCCAATTGGACCTTCAGCATCACAAGCGTTGATGGAATGGGTTCGT